TCTGATTTTTTACGAACAACAACTTTAACTATCTTATCTTCATACTCTCTAGTATCAAATGTTTGGAATGGTGTATCTTCATAGTATACTTTATAAAATATTTTATATGGATTATCAACAGGTGTATGTTCTAGAGTTTCTGTATCAAAAAAATTAAATCCTCTTACATCATTGTAATCATTCCAATAAATCTCATAAGGATTACCCAGATAGTAAATATTGTCTTGATTGGATCTTGTATGAAAATGACCTGAGTATACCTTTTTAAATTTAGAAAATGGATCTATATTTGTTCCATGTTCCATTACAACATAATCATTTACCTTAAAACCATGCAGTTCTAAATGTCCCATAACAACAGGGTCATTTGACTTACTCAAAATATCCATTGTCTTTTTTTGATTCTCACTGTTTATCCAAGGAACAAGAAGAATATTCAAATTGTCTATCTTTATACTTTGTGCTTCTGAATATGTTTTTACATTATCATACTCTCTCAATAGAAGATCTACTGCATTTATCTCATTTGTATTCTTATAATATGCTGTATGATTACCCACTATGGTATGAACAGTAATACCCATTTTATTGAGTCTATCATAATAGTTTTCCTTTGCCCAAGTAAGCGCAGCAAAATCAATTCCTTTACGACTATCAAAAGTATCACCCATATCTACTATGGTAGTAATACCTTCTTTCTCTATAGTTGGAAAGAAAACATCCTCATAAAATTTTAAGAAATAATCATGAAAAAGTTTTGAATTTTTGCGACACCCAAAGTGCTGATCAGTTATGATTGCTATCTTCATTCATCCAATATTCTCTGGTGCAGGAATACCTTTACTCTCTATAAATGTTTTACTCTCATAATCAAATCTAGGATGTGGTGCAGCAGGAACCCATGGTTTTTTAGATTCATTTCCTATAACAATAAATCTATCTGCAGCAAATGTACCTGATAGACTAATTTTAATTTCTTCACCATCAACCCAATTCATTGTGCCATCCTTTTTGGTATGGTTCATCAACTCCTGGATCTTATCAATCATTTCTTGAGTTAGTTTCATTTAGTTACGCAACTTAGAATGTACAGCATCCTTAATTGAATTATAGTCTGAATAATTAGATGCGTCAAGGTCATTTGAATCAAACACTTCATCAAAGTTAGACTTCTCAAGGATTTTATTTTTTATTTCTAATTGTTTTTTCTCTTGAGATATCCTTCTCAAAAATGCATAATAAATGATTTGAGTAAAGTATGCAAAAGGGTTTTTGGATTTTTCTGGGTTAAAATTATGGATATATCTAACGCAATTCTCTATACCATCACATATCATATCATCCTTAAACATGTAATTTACAAAGTTTGGTTTATAGGATAAATGATTTGCTATCTTTAAAAAACACTCTCCAATATATCTTGGTATCTGTGGAGGATCTGCATCATTTAATTTTGCTCTCTGTACTTGGGCAATATAAACTTCTAAGGCGGCAAGGAACTCTTTGTTATTAACATAGTGTTCTGATCTTTTTCTACGTGTAGCCATAAGTATTACTGCTTTGCCTTGTAATTAAGTATAACAGATAACCAACTAATAAGCAACGTTGACAAGTACTTAAATATCAGTTACAATTACCTTTGTGGGGTTTAAAGGTTAGTTAGAGCTTGATTTATATAACTTCTCTAATGCCTCTTTAGCATCTTTCACTGTGGTTAGATACCCCATTGTTTGATCTAATTTGGTGTGACTTTTTTGATTTGCCTTTTTAATGTAGTCTTGATAGAACATAACCATTTCAACATTATCTGATTCTGATAAGGTAAGAACATCATCTAGATTTATAATGAATAAATCATCTTGAGATGACTTCAACCATGGTTCAAATTTATAACCACCTAGAGAACCCCTTAGTTTTATTTGCTCTACTATGATAGGGTGTGACACTAGGAGTAGTGTTCTGTCCCCTTCATCAGTGGCAGATACTCTTGCAAATAATTCCTCCCCTGATTTTAATTTGAGTGTAGCATAAAAATCATCTTCTATCATTTTTTATTCTCCTTAATATCTATTGTTAGTATTTCATAGTTAAATTGCTCTTGAGCATAAATTTTAACTCTTTCAATGAAATGATTTAATGTGTAGTTTTTCCTTGCTCCACTAGTAAGATCATCAGCAATGTCATAAAGTTTTGCTTTTACTTTATCTTTTCCTTTTCTTAGAACTCTTCCAATGGATTGAAGGTTTCTAACTCTAGACTTAGACGGAGAAGCAAAAATAACGTTGTGTAACCTCCTAATATTGATGCCTGTAGAGAATGTTCCATATGAAGCCACTATGATTGCATTGTTTTCTTGTTCAGTTATTTCTCGTACCTTTTCCCTATCTTCAGCATCCACACCACCATGAATAAAAAATACTTTTCTATCCTTGGTAACAAAATTATTTATCATATCATAAAGTATCCTTCCATGAGATTCTACTCTACTGTATAGTATCAAAGTGTTTCCTTTTAAATCTACTGATAGTTTGGATATAAAATTATTCCTCTTTTCATTTCCAATTAAATATTGAATCTCATCTTCATATGTTTCAAATTTCTTAGGGGTATGTTTTAAAACTAAACACTGTATATCTAGCTCAGATAAATGTCCTTTTTCCATTAATTCTTTAGTCTCAATAACTTTGTATGATGGACCAAACAACCCTTCTAACACCCATTTATGGGTCTGTGTTCCATCTAAAGTACCAGTGAACCCAAATCTATACTTGGCATGATGTAACTTATCCATTATATTGACAAGAGACTTACTCTTGAAAAGATGTGCTTCATCACCTATAATGACATCATAATCTTCAAAAAAACTTTTGTCCAAATTATATACAGATTGCCATGTAGTGATTGTTACTTCATTCTCATTAGTTCTTTCTTTACCAGCATATATTTTATGACAATGATCTTCAGCATTCCATCCATACTCTATAAAATCCTTATACATCTGTTCTACAAGAGAAGTAGTGGGAACAACAAGTAATGTTTTTTTCTTTCTTCCAACAAAATATCTTACTAAAGCATATATCATTAGTGATTTGCCAGATGCAGTAGGTGATATTAAAAGTTTTCTATTATATCTTAATGCATCATGTATAGCATCAATTTGATAATCTCTTGGTTTAAAATTAGTTATTGATTTAACATAATCTATTACACCTTCTCTTGAAATCATCTCATTGACTTCAAATGGTGCACCATAGAATTTGTTTTTCTCAAACTCATATGAATATCCATTGTTCTCGCAAAATGCAACTATCTTATCTAAGAGACCAACATATATCCTTTTGGTCTTCATATTAAAGAGGTGCACATATCCATCCCAGTATCTACTTCTATACTGAGGCATGAATTTTTTATTAGGGACTTCAAAAGTAAATCTATCCCTCAGCTCATATTCTATTGAGGGTTCAGTCTTTACCTTCAAATATACTTCATTGATTTTCTCAATGACAAGATCAGCCATAACCAGCTTGGAATTTGATTACTTCTACTGCATTCTTAATCTGATAAGTTCTGTTAGAAACTTGTTTAAGAATACTTTCAAGATAATTCAACATGGTTTCATAATATTCAATCTTTAGAGAAGTTGATGATAACTTTTCATCAGCATCAAGATACTTTTGCATTGTATCTTTATCTCTAATCTTTTTAGGAAAAGGATTTTTTATATAGATCTCTGGATCAGCTTTACCTGAAAAATATTCATATCTCTCATGCCTAATATTTTTTCTTTGTTGTTGTGCTTTCTTCATTAAAAGAAAGATGGTATTATAAAGATCAAAATACTTAGCATGTAAAACAGGAACATTTAGTGATTCAGTATGTAAATTGTCTGGATCAATCTTGGAATCCTCCTCCCACATTGTTTGGATTCCATTCAAATCAATCATACATCATTAATTAATATCTCTTATATTGTATATAGTATACTTGAAAGTGACCTCTGCTGTAAAGTATTCTAGGTCTGTTTGAGTTGCATCAAATTCTAGAGTAGTGAGATTGACAGGAAATAAATTTTCAAATATTAATTTAAACTTAGGTATATTACTAGAATTTAATACTGTTAGTGTGCCATCAGAATATAAATTTAATTGACTCTTAGGTGGTTGCGATATATCAGGATTTCCTTTTTGAAAATCATATATCTCTTTTAAACTTTCTGGAAATCCTAAACCCCTCATCCAATTTTGTATCTCCATATAATTTTCTAATCCCTCATCTACTAAAAAACGCAAGTTAAGATCAGCAAATTGTAATTTATCACCTGGTAAAGGAATATCTCTCAAATAGGTAGGTTGTTCTGCTACGCCTAGATCTATTGAGGGAATATTTATAGCATTGCCAAAATAAGTTACCTTAGGTGTTCTATTTAATTGAAATTTAAAACCAGTAGGTGCTAGAAAATTTCTGTTTTCAATTTGACCTACTATAGATTTCTTAGCAACCATTTGTTTTACTCACTTATCATAAGGTATTTATTTCTTATTCACCACCATTTCCACCATTGCCGCCACCACCACCATTGCCACCATTACCACCGTTACCATTTCCACCACCATTCCCGTTACTCCCATTCCCGTTAGAGTGTCCGTTACCATTGCCATTTCCTCCATTGCCTGAATCTGATCTGTTGTCTGGTGCTAGTCTACCACCATACCCTATACGATATCCACCAGGTATAGGTTTACACTTCTTTTCATCAAAACAATAATACTTACCTTTTGGACAAGTTTTTGATGCTTCCATAAAAGATGTAAAGTTTTGCATATCTCTACTACTGTCTTTGTATTTAGGGGTTGAAACTTCCTCTTTATTCATCTTCTTAGTCTTTTTCTTCATTGAGTTGATGAACTTTCTGTAGACTGCTGCTTCTGAGGACTTACCCATCTCCCTTGCCCTTTGCTCCATAGCAACTGCTGCTTGAATTTTATGAGCATGCGATCTAGAAGAATTCCTGATTTTTGAAACAGATGCTTTAGCAGTAGCAACGTCCTTAAAACCAAGTCCATGAATAGTTCCTTTAGGATTTTCATCAGTGTATAAATCAGAGTGTTTTTTTGATCCAGCTGGTTGACCTTTCTTTCTAGGGATACGAGGATTTGATTCCTCTTTCATTGCTTTTTCTAAATCATCTGCTTGTTTAGCATGTGTTTTAGAACCACTTCTTAATTTACCAACTAATTTTTTTACAAATGGTTTATCATCATTAGACAATTCTTCACTAAAGTCTTTATCATCACTAGTTTTCCCAGTTAGATTTTTCTTGACATCAAAATGTCCTGCCTTTTTCATTTTTTTATATAGTGATTTTTCCTCCTTATCATCCATCCCAGTATACTCTTGAGACTGCTTCTTTGTCAACTTACCAAACTCTTCATCCACTTCCATTTCTTGTTTTATTTCTTTTTTAATTTCTTTTTTTATCTGCTCTAATCTTTTCTCTTCTTCTTTTTCTTGATTTATTTGAGATTGTTTTTCTTCTCTATCTTGTTGAAATTCTTGATTAGATCTAGACGATCTTTCTTTTTCCATTTGCTGCATCACTCTCTGTTTCTGCATCAACTGTTTTTTCTTATCATCTAAGTTTTCTGAGAAATCAACAAAATTTTTCATTATCCCTCATTCACTACTGTAGAACTTTCCCATCTATCAAAGATATATGGTTCTCCTTTTGCATCTGCTTCAGTTGAATAAAGTTTTCTATTATCAAAGTTCTCATCCCATACATTACCACCTTTGTAATATACAGTTCCAACATCAGCAACTATACTAGTTTTTTCTATGCGATATGCCATGTCACAAGTTTTTTAACTATTTAGGTTTCTTTGAGTGAATACAATACCTTCCATATGATCATACTCATGTAAAAATACTCTTGCAGAAAATCCCTCTAAAATTAATTTATGAATCTTTTTATTTTCATCTTCATATTTAACTACAATTTCACTTGGTCTTATCACATCTAAAAATAATTCTGGATAGGATAAACATCCTTCTTCCATCACTGATTTTTTTGTAGATGATTTTATAATTTTAGGATTAAAACAAACCATAATTTCATTATATTCCATATCTCTTATCATAGCAAATGCTCTTTCAGGTATACCAATCTGATTAGCAGACAATCCTACACCTTCATGATGCTTCATATTCTCAATCAATGTTCTAGATAATTCTTTGCGATTCAGATTATAACTACATTTTTTAATCTTTTGATGTAGTATCTTGTGATCTTCTGGAATTAATTCTTTAATCATGATAATTAGGTATAAAAAAAGAGACCTCTAAGAAGAGATCTCTTTGAAAGTATGTAAGTATTAATTTACATTAGGTTCTTAACAGCAACTCTTCTATAGTATCTATTAGAGTTGATGCGCAGTCTACCTACACCCTGAGTAGTTCCTTCAGCAAATGGGTTAGCAACAATACCATATCTAGTCTTGAAGCCAATTTTTGGTTGGAAACTATCTGGTCCAACTGCTCTTACCATTTGTAGAGGTACATATGGGCAGTAGAATAATCCTGCATCATATGGTGATGTACCTTTGTAACCTACAACATAATACTGATTACCTGAGTTAGTCTGTGTGTTAGCAGCAGCTAGGTTAGCAGAATATGGGTCAATATACACTCTGAACTTACCATTGATTGTACCAGCAAATGTGTTACCAGTGTCATCAACATTTAAGTTTGTATTTAATGCTGGAGTGTAGTCTAAGATACCAGCCATTGTTAGTGCAGAAGCAACA